TTGGTGAATTAAATAATTCATACTCGGGTTCTCGATGTTGAATTTGTCGAGTTTCATTGGTAGGTATCACTTCTAACGCGGTCGGTCTTTCTTCTTCATGATTTATTCCTATAATGGGAGTTCCATCAGGTTGTATAATTTCATTATAGTACATAAAAGAATAAATCGTGTTTCTTTTATGTATATTAATATTAGATGTAAAGGTAGATGTTATCTATGTAATAACCCACTTAATCCCTATGTAAAAAGTAATAATTGGCAGGTAAGAAATTTAGTTAGACAATATAGGAAAAACGTATCACCATTATATTGTTACAATAACACAACTTTCTATAAAATTTATAAATTAAAAGCTCAAAGACTTTGTTATAGTTGTTTTAAACTCGAACGACAAAAAATTACACCGGAACAACTTCGTAAACGAGAATGCGGACAATATAATTATTTTAATAAAATACCTTCTTTATCCGATAAAGATATTATCGTATGGTTCCAAAAACTATGTAAATACATCGATAAAAAAAAATAAAGAATACATTTAAAAAATATATAAGTAAGTAATAGTATGTGTGACTCAGTATCAGGTCCAAACACAGGGGCAGCAATCTCTTTAAATGCTATAGGAAAACAAGATACTTACCTTATAGAAAATGATACAGAAAAGTCATTCTTTAAATACAAATTAAAACAACATTCGGATTTTAGAAAGTTTCATAAAAGCACTAAAGTTATAAAACCGGGCGATGCTTCACCGTCTTGGCCTTTTAACAGGGTGGTCAAAGTGACCCTAAACCCAAGAAATATGGGTGATCTTCTATCTAACATGTATATATCATTAACTTTACCTGCACTAACACAAACTACCCCGCAACACTATAACTATGCAGATCAGGTCGGAAGACATTTATTTAAATCCATAACAATGCGAGTCGATGAAATGATAGTTGAAAAGTTTCACGCAGATTGGGGTATTATTTACGATGAATTATATCTCGATGAATCTGAAAAGAGAACCAAAAGATATACCGTAAATAGAAATGTTGCTGAAGATACGTCTATAGGAAACATTTCTTTATCGACAAAAACATCTAAACTTTTTATACCTATACCATTTTTCTTTTCTCGAAAATACGAAAGTGATGAGTACGAAACAAACAAACCAAATAGACCTTATTTCCCGTTATGTGCCATACATAAACAAAAAATCGAATTCGAAATTGAGTTTAACCCACAATCATTTTTCACGGATGATCCAAATATTATATCGTTAGACTCTTTCGATATAGTCACCGAAGAAATAACCATAGATAAAAGTGAGAAAGTTTACATGAAAAATAATAAATACAATTTTATAACGGATGTTGTTAAGAAACATCCAATATTAGAAATAAACCCGGGCGAAGTTGATAAAAAAATTGAAATTGTTGCAAATACACCTGTAAAAACACTAAACTGGTTTATCAGAAAAGAAAAGTTTGAAGATGAAACTATAGCTCGAGAATCGACTCAAGATAATACAACTACAGATGGTTTATATACTTTTCATAATAGGTTTAATATGTCCACGCAGGATACGTACAGTATATTAAATGAATTCTATTACCCACCCATGTATTCCGCTAAAATACACGTTAACGGTGAAAATGTACCCAATATTCAAGATAGCGACCATAAATATTTTAAATACATCGTTCCCTTTACGAGTCGTTTATCTAGACCGTTTAAAAATATATACACATATGCATTCTCGATGAATCCGATTAATGTGGAGCCATCGGGAAGTCTGGATTTTACACAATTGCGTTCAAATAGAACTACGTTAGATGTAAAAATGGTACCTAATCTTACAGAAACATATAACCTTCACATGTATTACGTTGGTTATCAAACATTTACTTTTGAAAATGGTTTCATGACACTTGCTTATTAAACAATTGTTTTTTATGTTCTTTTATGTAATCAATAATCTTATTTTTTATACACCATCTAATAAAATTTAACTGCGCAACAGTTGTACTAATTTTATTATTTGTACCCGGTACAGTATAATCTATTTTAGATGATCGACAAAATGGATCAAATAATTTTTTACTGTACCCATCTAAACTAGATTTATAAGAACAATGAACACTAAAAATTTTACCATCACCCGTTTTATAAGATAAATTGTTTTTCTTAGAATAGTTTGTTATAAACCATTCGAGATTACGTAAAGATATACCACCGGATTTATTTAATATTTGGTTAAGAATATCTCTATTATTTTCCTGTTCATAAAAAGTGTCTATAGAATGTAATAATATAGTCGATTTATTCATATTCTATAAACATGTACCTAAAACTTTAAACTATTTTTATAAAAAATCAAAGGGATTATCTTCCATCTTGTTCATTGATTTATCTTCAATGTAAGTTTTAAGATTAGTTAATACGATCTTACTTGTATCTTGACCGTTAACGAGTGATGTATTTTGATTTTTATGATTACTACAATAATCACCACACCCCTCCTGTTTAGGAGCCATACAATAGCAACCGGGTGTATAAATACCTTTTTTAGTATTCCCACCTTTTATACCTCGACATATAGGATCGTGATCTAAAAAATCTCGTATAGTATTGAAAGGTATTTTAGTCGCTATTGACCATGATTCTAAAGTGTTGTAAATAATAAAGTTAGACCGCTTTTCTATATCATGTTTAATCTGTTTCGATGTGTTAAAAGTTAATGCATCGCATATAACATTTTCATGATACGTGTTATCATATTCAAAATCTATTATATCTTTGACATGCGGTCTTTTAGCTATGAGTTTTCTATAAACTTTGCTAAGGACTTTATTGGAAGCTATCTTAATACTTTCATCGATAGCTTCCTTTACAATTTTCGGTAAATACATACTTACTATACTTATAAGTAATCGTTTTTATTTTTTAACTACCTTTGCCCACATATCTGAAATTTTCCTCTGATTAGGGTCATTTACATTTTTATTTTTTTTACCTGGTTTAGTTTTTGTTATGAGTTCTCCAAATATATCCTCCTTAGTATTCTCAAATAAAGGTTCTAGTAAATCACATACAGGGTTCAAAAATTTATTCAAAAAATAATACGGATAATCTACCGGTAAGTTATTTTCTTCTACATATTTTGGATCTTCTGCTTTTTCATAAGCTTTTGCACGTGGATCGTGAGTTTTTATAAGGATATACGGAACACGGTCACCTGACTGTGGTTCTGAACCTGGTTGTCTTTCTCTCATTTTGTTTCTAACCTGAACGTGTGATAGATTTTCAGATTTATACGAGTCACTCAATTGCTGTGAAAGTATCAATTTTTCGTTAGGTACCTCACCCTCTAATAACTCTATTGCACGTTGCATAGCAAGTGATTTAGGAGGTCCCGTATCACTACTCTCTAAAACAACATCAAGTAATTCTTTACACACCTCTCGCATATGAGGTGTATTATCTCGTCTAACCAATTGAAGACCTTTAACGTCAATATAGTCCATGTTCATATTACCATCTTTTCCCTGTGTCCAAAGTTTTGCCGCGTACCGTTTCTTTGAATACAAAAAATACGGACAATACACTTTCTCAAGTTCGAGGTTGTTTGGTTTCTTGAATAAGTGTGTACACTCAGACGCCGCGCGTTCTCCAAGTTCCCAACTATACTTAATAGCTTCTTCACCTTTACGTCCACATACATCAAATTCAACCATTACAGAATCCGTATCACCGTATCTTACCTTCGCACCCGGGAAATTCTCCTCGACATATTTTTTCGTATCATCAATCATCATTCGACCCTTTCTCGTTACTGAAGATGCAATTGGTACACATGGTAACATGCCTTTAGACGCACCAGTAAACCCATAAACAGAGTTCATCGATACTTTATAAGCCAACTGCTTACCATTATACATCTGTTGAAGAGACCCCGTCGAATTTGCCATATCTTTCTTAGCTTGTTTTCTAAACTGTTTCAACTCTAGTAAAATACTTGGTAATAAACTGGGTACATTTTGTACAAACTTAAACTTACCAAACGTTTCAATTTCTAAATCGGGGTAATTTTCCTTATTCTCATACTTAGGATCCATTATAAGTGTCGAATAACACAAATTATGGGCCATCATAATAGAAGGATACAGCGCTTCAAAATCAAGTGCAGTTATAGGTGTATAATACGCACCCTTTTGTGCTTCAAGAACGGTCGCACCCTCGTACCCTTCCACCATGCCTTCACCCCACGCAATTGTTGGAACGAGGTAACCCATTTCCCGCGCTTTTTTAGTAAGTTGACTAAACACTTTAATTTGTTGACCTCGCTCTACCAGGTACGACAGGGGTACCCACGTCGCCTTTGCCATCTCAAGTAAGTTTATAAGTATACATAACTTCGATAAAAGTCTATGTGGTAATAATGTATCTTTTATACAATATTCTGCGACCTCGCGTAATTTTACAGGGTCTTCTTCAATAAAACGCGCAAACATCTCTTTCGCGGGCATGTCTATTTTATTATCACTTAAATATAGTTTAGACACGTTATCGAGTTTATACGAATCAAGTTTATACCCCTTTTTAACTTCATGAAATAAATCAAAAACGAATCTACCAGGTAAAGGTAACAATTTGAGTTCATTATCACCGAGTGCACTCGAAGAAAGTTTCTTCGGTTTTATATTACATGTATATTCCCGAAATTTACTCATATTAAAAAAGTTAGAACTACACCTTAACTTCTTAGCACGAGTGATGATATAATCCAAATCAAAACCAAATATATTCCACCCGGTTATTATATCGATGTCCATTTTTTTCATATAAACACTAAACGCTTCTAACATTTCACGCTCACTTGAATAACTCAGTATATTACACCCTTCTAGATCAGGGTCCGTCTTTTTATAACAAAAACAGGTTTTATCATACGGCACATCTTTACCGAATATACACAGGGATACTGCAATCTGAAAACAACAATCACCGTTTATATTTGCATCAGGGAATTTACCAGTCGAGCTATTGCATTCAATATCAAGAGAACATACAACAAAGGGTGCAGTTTCAGGATTATCTACTGGTTTTAACTGTTTCCAATCCGAACAAAATTTATCAATATCAACGTTTGCGATGTTATTGTCTTCACAATTATCACCGGAATCCAACCACCCAGTGGACTGAATACCACTCAAATGCATTAATCTCAGGACAGGATCCAAATTAGATTCGAATACTTTTAATCGTGATATTTCACCAGGTAAATTTCTTTTGAGTTTATACGAAGTACTACGACGTTCAGATAAAGTTTCAAAAATAAGTTTCATAAAACTGAACTCCTCGTTATTTTGAAATCCCCACACATCCTTAGAATTAACTATATCAAATTCGATATTAAAATCAGGGCACAGTTTACATATTTTATCGTGCCATATAGTCGCCCATGATTTTGAATCTTGACGCGGAAGTTTAACATAAAAGTAAGGTTTAAATTCAGTAGTAATACAAACTGATTTACCATCACATGTCTTACCAAATATACTTACCAAGTGCTTATTATCATCTTTGTCATCGTTTGCTTCCCAGGTAAGAGCTTGAAAAACAACCATATTTCTTAATACGTTATAGCTCAATTTTTTTAATATACTATATTAATAAATATGTCAGCTGCTTTGATTGACCTCGTATCGGTCGGTGCCCAAGATGTCTATATCACAGGCGACCCCCAAGTTTCTTTTTTCAGACAAAACTACAAACGTCACACTAACTTTTCTATTAAACCAGAACGTCTCGACTACATCGGTACGTTCAAATCGAGTAATGAAGTTTCTATCCCAATCCGTTCCAAGGGTGATCTTTTGAGTTACATATGGATTGAAAATGCGGATATCAACAATAACAATAGCAACGATTCTCTCTTCAAATCGGCTAACGCAACATCCGATGATACTTCACCAACCGAATTTTCTTTGTGGATCGGTGGTCAAGAAGTGTGTAGATTGGATTCTCTTTACATTAACACTATCCATAACTCTCTTTATAACGAATCACAAGCGAAAGCGACGTGTGCCGTAACTACTCAGGATACAGGTGATAATGCCTCTACAGGAAGTTACATGGTCCCATTCTTTTTTAGCGAAGACTGGACTAAATCTCTCCCACTTGTCGGCCTTCAATATCACGAAGTTGAAATTCGAATCAAGTGCAGAAATGGTACGTTTGATGTGGGATCGTCGCCAAAGGTGTACGGTTCCTACATATTCCTCGATACAGAGGAACGAGAATTCTTTTCGCAACAGGAACACGAGCTTCTCATCACACAAACTCAATATCAACCAATGACCGAAACGGACAAGTCCGTCGATCTTACGTACTTTAATCACCCAGTAAAGGCCGTTCACATAGCAGCTGGTCTCAGAAACAATACCGCGTATAGTTTCCCAACCGCGTCCATGTTTATTAACGGAACACCACTTTTCGAAAATATGTCAGGCGAGTACCATAGAAATGTCGTTCCATCGAGACATTGCTCTATACTCAATAGTACAATCGACTCCGAACAAATATACACATGGCCAATGTGTCTCACCATGAATAAGTCTCAACCAACGGGAAGCTTAAACTTTTCGCGTATTGATAATGCTAAAATAACAATTAGTGGTTCAATTACAGCTACTAATGTTGCCATGGTTAGAGCGTATGCGGTCAACTATAACATTCTCAGGATTAAGAATGGTATGGGTGGTGTCGCATTCGGTAATTAAAACGAAAATAAAATTTTATAAAGTACCCGTCGAACCAAAACCGCGATTAGCACGCATGGTTGGTTTTAATTCACTCACTTCTTGTACAAAAGGTGTCATACACTTTTCTAAAATTAATTGAGCAATTCTTTCACCTTGTTTAATTTCGTAAGGAATAGTCCCGAGATTAAATAAGTTAACTTTCAATTCACCAGTATAATCAGGGTCAATGACACCTGCACCAACGTGAATTCCATATTTTACAGATAAACCAGATCGTGGTGCAATTCGCCCATAACACCCGGACGGTACAGTTGCACACACACCCGTACTAATAATTTCTCGAGAACTTGGCTGGATGACCATATCGTGTAAACTATACAAATCATAACCAACTGAACCAGGGGATGCACGCGTCGGTAAAATAGCATCAAGAGTTAAACGTTTAATTTGGAGGGTTGTTTCAGACATTTTTTATTTATTTATAAACCGATTTCTTTATTACAATTAAAAGTGATAAAATACATAACATTAAAAATATTTCACTAACTGTTACGTTTCTTTCTATATAAGGTATTTTAAACGCCTTGTAATTTTTAACGTGACACAATGTTTTTTCACCTCTACTCATAATAAATGGAGACACAAATTTAACTATAGATGGACAGGTGGTACCCGAATCATCTCTAGTAATACCATTTTCTCCACTCATAATAACGTCTTCATCTGTCCAAAATGAACTTTTTTTATCGACCCGTTTTTTTAAATTTTTAATATTATTTGTATCAATATCCACATATGTTCTAAATTTATGATTCAATATTTTTTGTGCTCCTTCACGTGTTATAAAATAAGCCGCAGCAGACCCCGTAAATATATTAGGTCTCGTCCATTTATTTGAACATAAACCGTCGCAATGTAAAAGTAACATATCCCAATCTCGGTTATTAAGTTTATCCCGTAAGTACATGACATTATCAAAAAGTGGGTACGCATCGTCCTCGAGTATTAACGCAACTTCATTCGTATCGTTATCTAAAAAATATTGAAAGGCTTTTAAATGACTCGACGTTGCTCCGATAACCGAATCAGGCATGGAATTTTTATAAAATGAATGAAAGTGTTTGTCGTATATACTTTTCGATACATCTTTTCTATAATTACCAGATATACGTACTGGATATATACCAACATCGTTTAATTTTTTCTCTTGAGCTGCATAACGCTTCTTTTGCTCGTCCAAATTTATAACGTATGTATTGAATTCCATATACCTTAGATATACATTATAATTTAGATTTCATTGCAGCAAAAATAATCCACGCAATAACAACGTCCACTGAATAATGTTCTCTAGACGCAATAGAAAATAGGGATGTAACCGCCGGCCAAACCGGCCATAAAGGTGATCCTATGTGATATGACGACACTATATTAAAAGCACTGTGTCCGGAAAATATATAATCGTTACAAAAACCAAAAGGGGGTTTTAATTCACATTTTTTAGATGAAGGAATGGTCGTAACATAATTACTCAATGCTCTAAATGAAAACATAAGAATTAACATCGATAAATAATTACCCTTTTTAGTTCGTGTCCATGAATTCCAAGAAAAAAGAACAAATAAAAAAGGAACGATCAATATATAATCACCTAATTTATCATACTTTTCTAAATTTGGTAACGCGTCAAACCCGACATCATAAACATTTTCACCTTCCTTAATATTTCTTTTGTACGAAGCGTGATAACCTATTATTATATTAAGTATAAGAGAAACTAAAAGTATAATAAATAATTGCATATTTTATAGTAGGCTGAGAAATATATTTAAAAGTAACATTTCATACTAAAATAGATCATGAGTTTGAAAATTATTATGGGAAATATGTTTTCGGGAAAAACAACCGAACTTATACGACGTTTAAAAAGGTACAAAGTTATAGGAAAACGTATTCTCGTATTAAATTCAAGTCTCGACACGAGATCAAGTGATGAAGTTTTAAAAACACACGATAATTCAAAATTCGAATGTTTAAAAGTTAGTAATCTAGAAGACGTAGATTACAGTAAAGTTGACATTGTCGCGGTAGACGAAGCACAGTTCTTTTCGGGTCTAAAACCATTCGTTGAAAAGGTACTCATGGACAATAAAACTATACTCTTAGCAGGTTTAGACGGTGATTATAAACAGGAAAAATTTGGCGAAATTATAGATTGTATCCCACTCGCCGATAAAGTTTTCAAAATAACAGCTATGTGTATGGAATGTATGGATGGAACCCATGGACCATTTACAAAACGTATAGTCGATTACGAAGGTAAAAATTTAATAGGGGGTAAGGAAATGTATAAAGCTGTGTGTAGAAAACACCTTTAAAATTTAGTATATAATAACAAATGCACTTGAAAGAATTAAAAAATCACGTGCATGTGTTACAGGAAGAATTTGAAAAAATACCTAATACATTCATACGCGATGAACCTAGGTGGGAAGGATCGTGGGAAGGATCAAAGCATTTACAAGAAGTTGTTTCTTTATATGCAAAAGGTAATCACGGTTGGCTCAAGGGAGGTCAGGATCACGTTTTTGATAAATGGATTAGTTGGCCTCTTATTTGGGAAGGTAAACCTGTACTAGGCAATTGTGCAATATGCCCCAAGACATTCGCTATACTTTCACAAATAAAGGGAATACACGTTGCAGGATTTTCGCTTATGAAAGGTGGTGTTGTTTTAAAAGAACACGTTGATGATGTAGGCGAAAGGTACTTATTCACGTACCATTTAGGAATAAAGTGTCCCGAAAAGTGTATATTACACCATTCAGAAATGGGTGACATAACAGAAGAAAATGGGAAACATATTGTTATGAATGCTCGTAAAAAACATTGGGCAGAAAATCAGTCAGACGAGGATAGAATTATTCTATATATGGAAATATATTCTTGATATACTATAACAATGAACAACGATCCCAAATTAACCGAAACCCAAAAAGCTTTATTTGCATTACCAACCCTAACTGTTATATTTCTTGTATTGCTCATACTCCTAAACAAAAAAATCAGAAGAAGTCCAGGTGTTTACATATCACTCGCATTAGCGTCCATTCATTTATATCACCATTACACCCTCGTTAGATTACAAAATAAACTATAATTGTATATAATAAAGTATGTTTATGATCGAGGAACCTTATGGTATATCAGAGTTCCAGGCGTGGTTAATATCACTTACATTAGGAATTGTATTAATAAAAAGAAAACTTCGCGGTGAAAAATATATTAAGTAATAATAAATGCACGTTCGTTTACAAAAAAGTCCGCGTTTTGATAAAAAGTATAGAGTTACTTTTAAAAATGGAAGGGTCGTTGACTTTGGTGCAAAAGGGTACTCAGACTATACGAAACACAAAAATCCGTTTCGTATGCGTTCATATGTAACTCGACACGGTGGTTACGTTCCTTATATGGTACAGAAACAGGCCGATCCTAATCTCGTTCACTTAAATATGCTCGATGTTACTAAAAGCGATAAAGAAAACTGGGGTAAAACAGGTTTTTATACCGCGGGGTTTTGGTCTCGTTGGCTCCTGTGGAGTCACCCAAATTTAGAAAATGCTAAAAAATTAATAACAAAAAAATACGGTTTAGTTTTTAAATAAATACGTGATTTTTAAGATTGAATTCTACTCAGTCATCAAAATCATTCTTCTTCTGGTTCATCTTTCTTAGCAAATCGTTTTTTCGTATCCATGGTTATTAAATAAGAACAAAAGCACCACGAAATACACGAGAGTAATATTCCCATCAGAATAGGTGGTGGTTTGAAAGGGAAACTAAAGAGTTTCATGGATACTATGAAACAACACACGCAACTGAAAATTCTTTGTATTAATGTAACATTATCGTACGTTTCAGCCATTTATAATGCACTTAGAAAAAATTATCGGTTCTGTATAATTTAGCCTGAAAATTACCAGTTTGACCGAGAACAGATACGGACTCGTTACCGTATAATTCTTGACACCCAATATCATCCATACAATCTCTATCATCTATAGTTATGGGAAGTGAATATAACTGATTACCTGGAGTTGTGGTATAATAATTGTACCTATCGCGTCGACCTCTTACTTCTTTTCCGTATATCGGTAAAGTTTCTTCATCATTATCACCGACAAGAACACCCATTTGTTGAACATGACCGGGTTTATATTCTTTAATTGGCGGACTTCTATATTCTTTTTCCATTGGTATCTCTACTGGAACTTGAACTGGAACACGAACTGGAACTTTTTCTTTTTTTACAATTGGATTACGTACTTGATAAATTATAATAACTGCAAGTATAACTAATGCAAAACCTAACAATTTTTGTTTAGTCTTAATCTTCATTTTTATATACAAATATTATTTCTTGCCAAGCAGGGGTTTAAGTGGTGTGAGATCTATTCTTTCTAATCTATATTGAACTAGCAACCAAAGAAAAAACAAAACACTTTTTATCATATTGTTTGCTGCTGTATCATCCATAACATATATTGGACCCATAACTTTTCCAAAAAATGTTTTATCTTTATCTTCACCAGTTATCGCCATTTCAAGTTGCGTCAAAGCACACGTATCATCGTTAACTGACCAATGAAAAAATATAAATGGTACCAAAAGTGAGTAAAATTCAAGGTTTTGTTTATTTTTTGTAAATGGTATTACAAGCATTGTAACGAAAAAAACCAAGTGGATAAAAAATATAATGTTCATATCTATTAGTATGAACGAAGAAAAGAAACTGCCTAAGATATGGCACTCTCAACAGGAGAAAATTCTTAAATCATGGGGCGAAGCTGCTGCGTGTTATAGGTATATGCATTACCAGGCGTATTGTTCATACAAAAATCAAAGTATGAAATTTACTATACCACTTATCATAGTAAGTACTATTACAGGTACTGCAAACTTTGCACAAGAAACATTTCCACCTACAGTGCAACCGTACGTACCATCGGCGATTGGTGGTCTGAATCTTATTACTGCGATAGCAACGACCATCATGCAATTTCTCAAAATAAATGAACTTATGGAAGGTCACCGCGTCGCTTCTGTACAATACGGTAAAGTTTCAAGAACAATTCGACTTGAATTAACTTTACCATTAACCGAAAGAACACAAAGTGGTACAAATATGATTGAAAATATGCGTGCCGAGTACGATCGATTAATAGAACAGTCACCGAACGTCCCCAAATATATAATAGATTCGTTTGAAAGAGAATTTCCAGATGATAATGCATTCTTCAAACCAGAGATTATGCATATCCAACCCATAACACCGTTTAAGGCTATAGCGGAAAATGCTGTTATAACCAAACTTAAAGATGCAGTTACCGGAACAGCAAAACGTGAATTAAAAAGAGAACTTGAAAGTATTCGTGGTAATGTTAAAACAGCTAAGAAAACTATAAAAGCGGATATTGAAGGGAAACAGCAGCGTATCGATGAAATTTCAGATTTAAAAAACAAAGGTCTCGTAAGCATGAAAGGTGATTTAATGACCGAATTACGTCGTAGAACAGAATTAATGGAAGTCGTTACCGAAACCCCACCTGTAGAAGAGGAAGAACAGGAGGCTAAAGAATTAGAAACGGAATCCGATAAACGTAAATCAATATTGGAAAAGATTATCACAGAATCGCCGAAAGACGATTCGAAAGATAAGCAACCATAACAAAAAGAGCTAAGTTAAAGAATCCAATACACATAACATAAGGGAATATCTTCCTTTTTATAGGATCTATAACACGTTTTTGAAGTGCGTCATTGTTCAAAACTAAATCTAATGCTTGATTAGTAAGATCGTCATCGTCACTGGACATATGGATTCTTTTGTTACTATAAAAAAACAAAAAAAGAAAAACGAAATATCATTACGCGATAATGAAATAAAAAATCTAAAACGGTGTTTGGATGAAGGTAAAAACGTTTTCTTATGCGGGCCTGTGGGGTGTGGTAAAACATTTATCCTGCAAAATGTTTTGGACGAAACAAACAGTGTAGAAATATGGGATGAACCTTTACGTAAAAAAGATATATTTTTAGGTACATTAAAAAAATCAAATATGCACGCTTACATAGAAGATTACGATTCGGATATACACGTGTATAAAAATATTGTAGAATCCGTTTCGGAAGGTAATAACGTTACAGGTAAACAATTGGTAGTCACGACAAAAAATGTTTATTTTATGGATAACTTTACGACTCTAATTATACAGAGATTAAAACCGGAAAAAATAATTACTCTTAATCCAAAACATATCAATAGTTCATTCGCTGCACATAAATGTAAAGGTAATATTCACAATTATCATCACTATTTAAACTTTCCGTGTGATAAAGATGTTTTCCAAACACCAAAAGAAATTGTTACCGATATTTTATGTAATTCTAGTGACATAGATATAACAAACTGTATCCATGAACACGGTCACATTTGGTCAATCATACAGGAAAATTATCCAGATACAATATCAGAAGGTTATGACAAAATATCGTGTGCTTTATCACGAGCGGATGATTTTGATACGGAAATATACAACGGAGAATGGGATATAATGCCGTATTTCGTATTACACGCTATAAAAATACCCAAAAGTTATTTCGAAAAACAAATTGATCCCGAAAATGTGCGTCCCGGAAGATTCTGGACTAAATACGGAAACCAAAAAATGAGACACCAAAAAATCAAAAGTATACAATACAGGTCGCCTATAAAAATGGGTCAGGGTGAATTTATGCTTTTAAGAGAATATGCAAAAAAGGGTAACGTTTCATATTTTAAAAAATATAATTTAACACCGCAAGATTTTGACGTCATGAACCATTTAGCTATACATAATAAACTTAAACAACGCGAAGTTACAAAAATAAAAAAGTTGATTAAAGAAGAAATAACAAATTAAATCATATTAAATGACTACAACCACTAACACGGATGACGAAGAAGACTTTAAAATCACTCGCGTTATTGGTAATGAAATATTATATTACGGAGAAATCACTGACGAAGATATTCTCGAATTTGTAGAAGAGTTTAAGAAACTCGAAATTAAACTTCTTAAACAAAAGGCGGAACTTATAGGATACGAACCAGTTATACGCGTACACATATGTAGCGGTGGAGGCGATTTGTTCGCGGGTCTAAGCGCAATGAACATACTCGAAAAGTCTCGCGTTAAAGTTATCACGATCGCACAAGGTGAGTGTGGATCAGCAGCAACGTTCCTTCTTTTGGGAGGACACGAACGTCGTATCGGTAAGAACGCACATATTCTCATACACCAAATATCAACGACCGGGTTTTGGGGGAAATACGAGGAAGTTAAGGATGAAATGAAAATGTGCGACAAACTCATGGATATGGTTAAGAAAACGTACCTGGAAAAAACATCTATTCCAGATAAACAACTTAAGAAACTCATGAAACGTGACATGTACTTAAACCCTGAAGAGTGTATCAAATACGACGTCGTTCGCGGTCTTGACTAATATCGACGTAACGTTTATACAAACCAATAACGGTCGCAATTATTAAAAATAAACAGAGTGTATTCGCATTCAAAGGTATAACTGTGTTTTCTGGAGGTTTGAGTCGTTCCATTCGGCTATAGTCGACGACGGGTATTTTATCCGCCATTCTCTACTATACCTGAATAAAAATTTCAAACATAAAAAACACACTTAGAAATTTTTTACTAGTATAATTTAAATGAAAAGAGTTGCTATTGATATCGACGAAGTTCTCGTCTCGTTCGTTAAACCTATGGCTAAGTTCCGTGGCTACAAAATGCCGACCACGAAAAAGTACGAATATGTTTATAAAGACATGTTCAACATATCAGAACTCGAATCACGAAACATGGTCCACGACTTTTACGAATCAGAAGAGTTCGCAAAACTTAAACCGATAAAGGGAACGTGTAAACAAATGGGACATTTACGCGACTATGCCGATAAAATGTATATCGTCACAGGTCGACAAAGTTACGCACGCGATCAGACTGAAAGGTGGTTAATGTACTGGTTCCCCAATACGTTCGACGATCTTATCATGACCAATAGTTATACGGATCACGAAATCGAAAAACACGAAATTTGTCGTAGTCTCGCGCTCGATTCAATCATAGACGATAGTTTTGACGTGTGTACCAAATGTAACCGCATGAACATCGATGCGTATAACATTATAGGGTACGGTGATATTACGTACCCGTGGGCCGTACAATCGAGTATGGCACGGGCGTGGGATTAATACGTATTCAATTTACCTATAATATCCGTAACTTCCGAATCGGTACGATCCGTTCTTAACGCGATAAAATTGAATATACGACCTTCGTAATTGTGAGAAGAACCACGGGTAGAATACCCACCGATCCGTAAAGGTTTATCAGATTCGAGATTTAGACCACTACTCGTAGATCCCGAACCTGATTGTAGTGTAGTATCAAACCATTGTTTCATGTTCGTCGAATTGGACCCACCTCCCGAATACCTCAAACACAGAGTAAGTGATGTTTCGTCAGATATACCCGTACCAGTAACATCTGCGCTATAGTGATAATGGTTTGCAGTACCACTACTATTTGGGTGGTACGCAACATTTCTATTAGTATCAGTTCTACCTATTGCAAACATGGTATCGTTACTAGTTCCACCGTCCCAGTACGTACTACAAAATATCGTATACTTTTGTTCGCCGGTACCAAAACTATTGGTATAATTATCAGCTTTTAATTCGTTATCGTTAGAAGCACCATCAAATTTAGCACCCCATCTACCCATAAAGTTTCCACCCACTTGAGCGTTATCAAAAACGGGAGGTGTAGGTGAATTTGTCGAACCAGAACCAGAGACACTCCAACTAGATGATGTCGGAGGTGTAAAACGGAAAAGAACTAAACTACTCCCGGAATTCATTAACTCAATATCACCATTTGAATCAGTTTGAATGCTGTTTGGCATTCCAACAGATGAATGATCGGACCATGTATTTGTACTTGTATTTACTTTAATATCATGTTCTGGCCAAGTGTTTAAATAAATGCTATTATCGGGATCACAGTATGAGTAAACAAGTTCATTTGTTCCTGCTGCAACAGTAGGAAATGAATTATACTTATATACAACAGTAGAACCCCAATGATAGGACCCAACACCGTGTAAATCTGGATAACTCATATGCGTTACATCTAACCCTCGACCACTTTGGTCGTACCATTTCGTCACGTATAACGTATCACTTCCTTTCCACGTGGTAAAGTTTGTTGGTAATCTAATATCACCGTTCATTTTAAACGTCACGTCAACTTCCGCGTTATCACTTGACCGTTTAATCTTAGCGTGTGCACCTTCGTACTCTTTAAATAATCTTCTAAACCCATACGCCGACGCAATCTTATCCGTATCGTTATACAACGAATACGAATCTAAAAGCCCGGGTGCAAAAAATATTTTTGCAAGATTCCAAAACTTAAAGTCCTTAATTCTACCCAAATAGTCTTCGCCTATCGTAAGCATCTTCGCACCCGATGCAATCGTCGGGGTTGTTTGCGTAACCAAGGTCCCATCCACGTACACGTTACTCGTCGTCCCGTCAAAGTTTGTCGCTATAGTATATTCACCCGAAACCGTCGCGTTTGCGACCAGTGCGTGTGTACCATACGTAAGTAAGATACCACTGTTCGAATCCGCCACGTTTATAGATGACGCACCACCCATACCGGAATGGTGTTGACAATAATAGTAAAGTGTACTTGGCGCGTTCGCGGGAACCACAAACTGACTCGATGCGCCACTACTTCCAGGTGTTCCCGTCGTCGTCCACCCACTCGTGTATTGAGACCCACTCGCATGTGTCCCATTACTCGTTGCCGATAAACGTATAGGGTGGTTACCATTTGTAGAATCAGATTGATCAAACGTATACGTATTCCCGCGTATAAACATGAGTGTCGGTGTTTCGACCCCGCTTATATAATATTTATTTACACCCGTATTCCTCGTTCCATCACTCGTAGACGATAATAACAAAACGTGTGTGCTATTAGAACTATCCGTTTGGTCGAACGTATACGTCAAACCTCGAATCACGGAAAGTGAAGCTTGTTCAACACCACCTATACTAAATTTACCACCGCCCGCCGTTACAACGAATGCACTCGTACTCGATCCCGTTATATTAATCAAACCACCCATACCCGCGGTCGTACTCGATTTGTAGTACAGTGTATTGGGTGCCGATAAAGGTACAACGAACGTACCGGTCGTATACCCAGTCGTATATTGCGTACCATCACTCGCGGTCGCGATTTGGAGAACGTGTGAACCATTCGACGCGTTCGTTTGGTCGAACGTATACGTGTTTCC